GCGACGGATGCAGACCGACACTTCGGGCCAGCTCAACGCCATGCGCAGGCTGCTCGACACCATCCTGCTCGGCGAAGAGGTGCTACCAGAGGACGGCATTGCCGACGAGGACGGCCCCGTGTCATGAGGCGGCCCAAGACCCTCAACCACCTACGGGCCCTCGTCACGATGGTTTCGATTCGCACGAAGGATATGGACGTGGCGCCGATCAACCTCGAGACCGGGGACTTCGCCTGGTGCCAGGGCGCGGTGGTCGACGAGGTGATCCGCCAGTACAACCTGGGCCTGCCGGTGCGGATCATCATCCTCAAGGCCCGGCAGCTCGGGCTCTCGACCGTGTCGGCGGCCATCGTGTTCAACTGGATCCTGATCTTCGAGGGTTGCTCGGCCCTGGTGATCGCCCACGACACCGAGACCACGCAGTCGTTGTTCGAGAAGATCCAAGACGCCTGGGAGTGGTGGCCGTTCAAGGGCCTGCTGAACCTCAAGCACGCGTCCCAGCGCAGGCTCACGATCCAAGAGACCGGATCCACGGTGCGGATCGCGACGGCGCGCAACGTGAAGTCAGGCCGAGGCCGCACCATCCAGGCCAAGCACAGTTCGGAAATGTCGTTCTGGGAGGACCCCGAGACCCTGATGTCAGGGCTCTCCAAGACGATGCCCAGGAAGCACGGCACCATCGACATCATCGAGTGCACGGCCAACGGAGTCGGCAACCTCTACTGGCAGATGTGGACCGACGCTGTGGCCGAAAAGAGCGACTACGTGGCCCTGTTCTTCCCCTGGTGGAAGCACCCCGAGTACGTGGCCGAAGAGACCGGACTCACCTACCGGGACCTCGACGAGTACGAGCGTTGGCTCTTCGACGAGCTCTTCGCCGACACGATGGACGTGGCCGAGCGGTTGCTCCGGGTCGAGTGGCGGCGCTGGGCCGTGGTCAACGAGTGCCATGGGTCCGACGAAGAGTTCCAGCAGGAGTACCCGGCGACGGCCGACGAGGCCTTCCTCAAGACCGGCCGCAACGTCTTTCCCCTGGACAAGCTCATGGAGAACTACGTGCCCAAGCGGGGGATCCGGGGCTACCTGATGCCCAAGGCCCACGGGCAATACGAGTTCGTCAGGGACCCGCACGGCGAGCTCACGGTGTTCCGATACCCGAGCTCGGACAAGTCGTTCGGCGACTACATGGTGGCCGGCGACCCGACCTCGGTGGTGATGGGGGACGCGGCCTGTATCCAGGTCATCAACCGGCGCACGCTCGAGCAGGTGGCCGTGTGGCACGGCCGGATCGACCCGGTCAACTTCGCCGACAAGATCATCGAGCTCGGGCGGTACTACAACGAGGCCGAGGTGTCGACCGAGATCGAGGGCCCGGGCTACGCGACCATCGGGGCGATCCTGGCCAAGCAGTACCCGCGGGTGTGGCAACACCGCTGGGCCGACCGGCACCCTGGCCGGCCGGGCGTGAACTATGGCTGGTCGACCAACCGGAACCGCAAGCACTGGATGATGCAGCAGACCGTGAAGCTCCTGGTCGACCACGCTCTGCTGATTCACGACCAGGAGACCTACGATCAAATGCGCGACTACGGCGTGATCGACGCCTTCGGCGAAATGGGCCCCGTGTCACCCAAGGGGTTCGACGACGCGGTGATGGCGTTCTGCCAGGCGATCATCTGCTCGATCACCGAGGCCCCGCCCGACGCGTACGACCCGGGTCAGCTGGGCGGCCGGCGGCCGCCGAAGGAACCGAACAGCGACATTATGGGCGTGCCACCCTGGGAGGCTTTCGGAAATGCCCAGGGTGAAGTGGCTTGACGGGCATCATGGCCACAAGCCATGCCTACCTTTGAGTTTCAGTGCGAGCACGACCCCGAAGCGCAGTCGAAGCCGGTTTGGACGGCCAAGACTCGGGAGCCGGCGAGCTGCCCCCACGGCTCTCCAGAGTTTCGACGGCTCTTCACGTTCAGCGGGATCACGAAGGGCTGGAGCGGGGGGTACAACCCCACGATCGGGCGCTACGCGGCAAACGACCACCAGGTCAACGAGGCGCTCAAGGCGGCGTCGGAACGTGCGTCCGAAGAGTCGGGCGCCGAGCATCGGTACAGGTCGATCGACCCTCGGGATCTCGCGGCCATGAAGCCCGAGAAGCCGAAGCCGACACCGATCAACGTCGACAAGCTGGCCGCCGAGCTCTCGAAGGTCATGTGACCCGATGACCATCACCTCGGACCCGCTGCAGAAGATCCCGCTGCCCCCGGAGCCGAACACCGCCGACGAGGTGGCGCTGCTCTACAAGTGCAATCAGAACTTCCAGCTGGCCCGGGAGGCAAAAAAGCCCCTGTACCGGGACTGGAAGCGCAACTACCTGTTGCTGTCGAACAGGATGTGGTCGGACTTCCGATCTCAGTGGATGCCCGCACCCGCAGACTCCGAGGTGTATCCGATCATGAGCGGGCTGATCGGGTGGCTCACCGACCAGTCGGTCATGTATACGCTGCAGGCGGCGACCGAGCCCGGGTCACCGTGGCACCAGTATCTCGAGGGCCTGGTCGACGACCTCGAGACCATCATGCAATCGAACTGGAAGGTGCGTAACCACCAGGGTTCGGTGACACAGGGCATGTGGGATGCCGGTCTCTACGGCGCGGGGATCCTCAAGAGCGTCTGGGACCAGTCGCTCGAGAAGGGCATGGGGGACGCCAACCTCACCCACGTCGACGCGTGGAACTTCTACCCGGACCCCCAGGCGACCGACGAGACCGACGGCGACTTCTACATCGAAGTGCGCCGCGTGTCGTGGGGCGAGGTGGAGCGCCGGTTCCCGGACACCTGCGATCGCCTGCTCAGCGATATGTTGTTCGACTCGGCCGACTCGGGCATCGACTCGGACAACAAGCCGACCAACACGGCGCGCGGTCCCAGCTCGAACCCGTACTCGATGACCAAGGGCTACCCGACGGCCAAGACGAGCTCGACGGGCCTGCCCGGCCAGGCCCGGGCCAAGGCGTGGATCCCAGACGGTCTGATCGTCTACGAGGGCTGGTTCCGGGAGAACCGAGACACCGAGACCCCCGACCCGTTCTTCGACCCGCCCGACAGCGACCCGAGCGCCGAGGCGCCGATGGTCGACGTGATCTACGACGACTGGAAGCTCATCATCTGGAGCTCGAACACGATCCTGCTCGAGGCCTGGGCGTCGGACCTGTGGGATGGCGCCGAGCACCCGTACAGCCGGTTCGTCTACGAGGACACGGGCGAGTTTTGGCCGACACCGCTGGTGTCGCACCTAGCCCCTGCCCAGATCGCCATCAACCGGCTCCTGGCGGCCCTGCAGCAGTCGGCCGAGCTCACGGGTAACCCGATCCTCACCGAGCCCTCACAGGCGAAGATCGGGGCCACGCTCGTTACCAACCGCCCGGGCCAGCGGTTGCGGTACAACTCCCAGGGCGGCGCCAACAACGCACCGTCGTGGCTGAACCCGCCGTCGATGTCGGGCGACGTCCTGCGCCTGGTGCAGTTCTGGATCGAGCGCATGGAGAACATTTCGGGCCTGTCGACCGTGTCGAAGGGCAAGGCTCCCCAGGCCCGCGCTGCCGAGGGCGTGGTCAACCAGGTGCAGGAGTCCGGGTTCATCCGCGTGCGGTCGATGCTCCGCAACCTCGAGCGGACGCTCAGGCGATCCGGCATGATCGAGGCGCAGCTGATCGTCGAGAACTACACCGAGGCGCGCACGCTGTCGATCGTGGGCCCGGAGGGCTCGAGCGCGTCGGTGGTGCTCCGTGAGCGGCACTTCATCGACGCGGTGGACAACGAGTACGCGCCGTTCAAATACTCGATCATGGTCAACGCTGGATCCGACACCCCGACCTCGCGTCAGGCGCGGATGTCGGAGGCGACGACCATGTTCACCATCAAGGCGATCGACCGTCAGGCGTTGCTCGAGACCGTCAACTTCCCGCACTGGCCACAGGTCGAGGACCGCATGAAGAAAGCCGAGCAGGCCGCACAACAGGCCGCAGAGGCATCGGCGCGCGCCAAGACTGGCCGGAAGTCATGACAAATACCCGAGGTTAAGTAAACGCATCCGTAGCCTCCAGAGCATGGCACCACGGCCGTACAGCGATTTCGAGGGCGACCCCTGCACCGAGGACGAGATCGGCGGCATCGTCGGCCAGGTCTCGGGTCCGAAGTCATGGTCGGAGAACGAGGACGACGACGGCCCGGTGTGCCGGCGCAACGTCACCCAGGCCCCGGGGAACATCCCGAGCACGGGGCGATAGATCGGACAACAGCGTCCGAGATCGAGCAGTCGGGCGAAGAACCCGGCTTCCTCTCTCGGAGGGAGGTGATGCACCAATGGCACGTCGCAAGGGCCGTCACGGCAAGCGGGGCTAGGTCCCGCAGGAAGGAGTAAACCATGGGAGTTTCAAGCTCCAACACCAACGCCTCGAGCGCACGGAATGGAGATTCTCAGATCATCCCGCAGGGTCAAACCAGCGGGGACTACGGCAACGACCCCTACATCGAAACGAAGCAGGGGAAGCCCGACGTCGGTGCGGCCAAGCCGCTCAAGCCCTGATCTGATCCATGGCGAAAGACGTCAGCCAATCGGTACGGGACTCGCTCTCGGCAGCAGCCACAAATGTCGCGCAAGCGATGACTGCCCCGGACGCGGCTCCCATGATGCCGATCCTGATGAAGTTGCACCAGGACATGGTTGGCATGATTCAGCGAGGGATGCAGGGCCCGGGCCAGGGCATGCAGCAACAGGGCATGCCGGGCCAGGGCCCCCCTCCCGGGCAGCAAGGCCCACCTCCGGGTGGTCCCGGTGGCCCTCCGCAGGGCCCGCCGCAGGGGCCGCCTGGTGGCCAGCAGATGCCACAGGCCGGCGGTCGGGGACTCTTCCCCAACTCGCCCGTGCCGTCTGCTCAGCAATTGCAAGAACTGATCGGTAGCAGGACGGGGATGTAGCGATGGCACCATTCGGAGACACGCCAGATATGGCCGCAGAGGTGGCCGCAGGTATCACGCAGGGCGCGGAGGATGACGCTCTGATCGCTGGTGCGTTCGGCGAGCCCGGTGCGGCCGGTGAAGAGGATGCCGTAGTCACCCAGGGCGGCGTCGGCATCGACCCGACCCTCTCGGTTGAGCCACCCGAGCCCGGCGACGGCGAGCAGGGCGACGGCTTCCCACCCGCGCCGACAGGCCCGATCCCCGAAGAGCCCGGCGAGGGCGACGAGCCCGAAGAGCCAGAAGAGCCCGACGAGGACGGCACGGTCACGCTCCCCGACGGTTCGGTGGTCTCGATCGGCCGACTGCGCGAGCTCGCACAGCTCGACGCGGCGTTCCGCACCAACCCCGCGATCCAGGGCGCCGTTGAGCGCGCTGTCCGCGAGAACGGTTTGCTCCCCGGTGCTACACCGGCACCTGCTATTCCCCAGCAGCAGCCGGTCGGGGGCATCCCCGGGGGCTATCCGCAGGGCGCGGTTCCACCTCCCCCTGTGGCACCCCCGGTGGTTCCGCAGTTCCAGCCGCTGCCGGTGTTCGAGCTCCCGGCCGACGTCGACCCCGGGGACCCCACGGTCCAGTGGGTGCAGGCCCAGCAGCGCGCCATGGCCGAGCAGAACCAACAGCTCATGGCAGGCCAGCAGGCGATCCTCGCCAACATGCAGCAGCAGGCGCAGGCTACGGCGGTCAGCTCCCTCGAGCGGGCCCGGGCCGACTTCCAGGGCCGCTACCCGACGCTGTCGTTCGACGACGTCGCCCAGATCGAGGCCCAGGCCGGCGCACGCGGGCTCGGCGGTCACTTCATGCGCCAGTACGGCGACCCGTACAAGGCCGCGCTCGACTCCCTCGAGCTCCAGGCCGGCGCGATGCCCGAGCTCCGTCCCAAGCTCTACGCAGCGGCCGCAGCCGCGGCTGCCGGCGGGAACGTGACACCGATCGACCGACAGAAGCAAGCAACCAAGGCGAAAGCCCATCGAGCAATAGCTGGTAAGGGCGGCACGGCGCCGCGCACCGAGCCTGCACAACCCCGAAAGTTGACTGAGAACGAGAAGGTGGCCGCCATGGCCGACGTCATCGCTCAGGCAACGCAGGCCAACTGATGGAAACGGTCGCTCTCAAGCCAGGGCCTGAGGCCAAGCAGTTGTGGGTGGAAGATCCCGAAACGGGCTGCCACGTCCACATGGGCTGGAAGTCGTGGACCGGCTACGGCCGCTTGACGCGTGACGGAAAGGCTGTCTGGGCCCACAGGTGGGCCTGGGAGCAGGAGAACGGGCCGATCCCTGCGGGGATGATGCTCGATCACCTGTGTCGGAACAAGGCGTGCGTGAATCCGTCGCACCTTGAAGTTGTAACCAATGCAGAAAACCAGCGCAGAGGCACGGCGTCCAGGTTGAGCTGGGAAGACGTTGAGTACATCCGAACGAGCTACGTACCGCGCGACCCGAACTTCGGGCAGCGGGCCCTGGCTCGCCTTTTCGGAGTCACTCACGCTGCGATCCAGAAAGTGCTCAATCACGTCTCATGGGTCGATGGCCCTGAGCTAGTAGGAGGTCAGTAGTCATCGCGACTCCCATAGGTGTCGACGTCGTTACCGCCATTTCGCGGAGGTTCATCCTCCCGGATATTGCCGACAACGTGTACAACTCCAACCCCATTTTCTTCCGTCTGAACAAGATGAACAAGAAGATGGTCCAAGGTGGCACCCAGATCGAGCTGCCCGTGATGTACTCGCGGTTCGCAGCCGGCGGGTGGTACACCGGATTCGACGCGCTCAACGTGTCGCCTTCGGACACGGTCAAGAACGCGGCGTTCGACTGGAAGCAGGGCTACGTGCCCGTCACCGTCGACGGCCGCACCCTGGTCCGGGCCGACAGCCCCCAGGCCGTGGCACGGTTCCTCTCGTTCTACTTCGGCCAGGCCGAAATGGAACTGGCCGAGATCATCGGCTCGGCGCTGTGGGCCACCAACCCCCCGACCAACCAGCCCGACTCGATCCCCGTGGCGGTCGACAACGGGACGCTGGCGGCCACCTACGGCGGCCTGACCCGCGCGAGCAACACCTTCTGGAACGGTCAGATCGACAACGCGACCACGACCCTGTCCTTCGCTGCGATGCAGACGATGTTCGGCAACACGACGTTCGGTGGCCGGCACCCGACGATCGGCGTCACGGACCAGCACGAGTACAACACCTTCATCGGGCTCTTCACGGGCACCACGTACTTCGAGCGGGGCCCGGCGGGCTACGACGAGGTGCTCGCACAGGGCGGTTGGACCAACGCCCTGTTCAACAACATCCCGATCGTCGTCGACTCGCACGTTCCCACGGGCCTCGGTGCTGCCGGCGCTGGCACGCACTCGATGTACTTCCTCAATGAGAACTTCATCTACCTGATCGTTGCTCAGGGCGTGGACTTCAAACTCGAGGACTTCATCACCCCCGTCAACCAGGACGCCATGGTGTCCAAGCTGTACTGGATGGGCGACCTCTGCATGAACAACCTCCAGACCCAGGGCGCGCTCTGGGACCTCTCGTAAGAAAGGGCGCCGATGCCTGACCAGACAATTGAGAACCCGACAGGGGCGTTCAACCCTCTGCAGCCGATCCCGCCGACGGTGCCTGGCGCCTGGCCGGGCCAGGCTCCCGGGTCGCGCTACGTCGACTTCCTCAACTCGGGGGCAGCCGCGATCCAGGCCGGCGATTGGGTCCAGCTCGACCCGACCGGCACGACCACCCACGTCTTTGGCTGCAAGCGGGGCGTGCACGGTGGCGTGGTCGCGCAGCGAGTCGGCATCGCTGCCGACGCCATCGCAGTCGGCGCGGTAGGTCGCGTCATCGTCGAGGGCCCGGCCGTCGCCAAGGGCGGCGCAGCCGGCGTGAATGCGGGCCAGCTCGTCGTCCCTTCAACCGTGGCCACCGACGACGGGTGCCTGGTGGCCGGGGTGACCGGAACCACAGTCGTCGGGATCGCACTGGTGACGGCCGGCGCTGTCGCCGGTACGGCGCTGCCGATGTGGGTGATGCCACAATGAGCATGCTGAGCGGAAACGACCTGCTCGGGGTCACGAACCTGGGCGATGAGGACATCAACTGGAAGGTCGACGGCCAGGCCGTCAACATCCCGGCGGGCAAGGCCAAGACCGTTCCGTTTGACGCGGTGCGGATCCACCTCGGCGACCCGCGCTCGGCCGAGGCCTCCCGCGTTGTCACCGATGGGCGCGAGCGCGTGCGGCTTCCGTCGCGCAGTGACGAGTACACCCGCCTGATGACCCTCTACGGGGCCGGCGTGCGTCAGCTCGTCGCCAATCAGAAGGGCGAGCCGATCAACCTCACCCTGGCCGATGTTGCGCCCAAGGTCTCGGTGGCCACGATCGACGGCGAGAAGGTCGACACCGTGGTCTCGGACCCGACCGGAGAGAACCCCGCACCGGTCCCCGTCGAGCTCGACAGCGAAGAGGCCCTCAAGGCCCAGCTGCTCCAGCTCCAGCGCCAACAGACGGCGACTGAGGCCCGGCTCAAGGAGCTCGAGGGCAACCCCGCCGACGGCGAGGACGGCGAGCAGGTCGGCGAGGACAAGCCCGGGGGCGCCCGGGGGCGTGGAAAGGTGCCGGCGTAATGGCCATCTGCACGTTTGCAGTCCAGCGGCCCGTGCCGAACCACGGAGGCTCGATCGGCAAGATTCTCGGCGTGGTCGAGCACGTCACGGTCGGCGAGTCGTCCCCGTTCCCCGAGTTTGCGAACCCACAGAATCAGGTGAGCTCTCACTTCGGGATCCTCGAGGACGGCACGATCGAGCAGTACGTGAACACGGCGCTCGAGAGCTGGGCCCAAGCGGAAGGCAACGCGAGCTACCTGTCGGTCGAGACCGTCGGCGAGCCCACGACCCCGCTCACGGTCCAGCAGGTCGACAGCTTCGGCAAGCTCATGGAGTGGGCGCACACGGCCCACGCCGTCGAGCTCGTCATCACCGACACCCCCGGGCAGCCCGGCCTCATAGGGCACGGCGATGGTGGAGTGGCGTGGGGCAACCATGAGGGTTGCCCGGGGGAGCTCCGACTGGCCCAGCGCGCCGAGATCCTCCAGATTGCCGGCGCAACCGACGTCCAGCAGCCCCCGGCCACGGAGCCCCCGGCGACGACCGAGCCACCCACAACGACCGAGCCGGCGCCCGCGCCGGCCCCAACAACCGACGGAGAATTCATGCCCCCCACAGTCCAGATCGGTGACCTCTCGGGCGCCGTCAGGAGCGCCCAGGCGCTGCTCGACCTGCACGTGCCCTTGACGCTCGACGGCGACTTCGGCGCCCAGACCGAGCAGGCCGTCAAGAACTTCCAGACGGTCATGCACCTCGACGTGGACGGCATCGTGGGCCCGCAGACGTGGACCGCCCTCTGTGCCTTCGGCTGACTTCGCCCGCTACCTCTCCCTCGACGTAGAGAGCCTCCTGGCCGAGCTGGCCCGGGTCTCGAGCGACATCGCGGCCGGGGCCGGTGAGCTGGCCACGGCGCGCAGCACCGAGCTCGAGGACCGGGCGGCCGGCTGGACCGGGAGCGTGGAAGAGACCGTGCGCGGCCGCGAGAAGGCTTCGCAGTTCAACGCGACGGCGTCGATCCAGCAGAAGCTGGAAACCCAGGCCGAGCTCGACGCGCTCGCGGCAGAAGAGCAATTCCTGTGGCGACTCATTGACGTGCGGACGAGAGTAGGAGCGTTGGTCTAATGCCAGGTGGAACCGGATCGGCACAGATCACCAACCCCAGCAACGCTTTCGGCGGCAGTAGCCAGGGGGCCTATCAGACCCCGGCCGATCACATCCTCGGCGTGCCCAAGCCCTTCGGGAACACGCTCGTCGACACAGCCACGCT